AGCGCGCTGCCGATGATCGTCGCGCCGTTGCGGACCTCTTGCGTCCCGCCGGCCAAGCCGGCCTCGTGCGTCTTGACCCCCGTGATCCGCAGGATGCGGGTCTTGTGGGTCAAAACCAGCGCGGTCGTGCCGGCCGCGGCGGGCACGGTGATCATGTGCGTCACCGGGATGCCGCCGATAACGTTGTCCGCGGCGACGTTGCCCGCGACGCGACCGGTGATCTGGTTGGCCGCGAGCCGATCCTCGCCGACGGTGGCGGCGCCGAGCAACTCATCGCCCTCTGCCTCAGACGTCGTGGCCAGCACAACGCGCGCCTGCGACGGGGTGAGGTCATCGATGTCGCTCGCGGCCGTGCGGCCGATGAGGCGACTGGCCGCGACCGTCAGCGCGATCGGGGTGTTGTCCGACGTGGCGATCAGGATCGAGTGCGCATCGTAGAGGCTCTTCACGACGACGTCGTCGAGATCGACCTCCGCCTCCGCGCCGCCGCGGAGCTTGATGTCACCATCGAGCACGCCGCTGGCAACCACCTCGACCGCCACGCCCACGTAAGTGGTATAGTTGGTCGAGTCGTAGGTCTTGGAACAGGCTCGGGTACTGGGCTTGGCGTAGATCTTGTCGCCCTCGGCCCAGGTCTCGCCCGTGATTTTGGTCACGTTGACAATGCCCTCAACCTGACACGCGAACTCTTGATTGACCGTCGCGTCCTTGAGCGCGATGCCCACGATGTCGCTGCCGATGAACACCAGATCGCCCGCGGCGATCGTGCCGGCCGCGGTCAGTGTGATGGTATTGGCGTAGTCCTTGATCACGTTCGTTGCCATTCTGCCCTCTTGGCCCTCAGGCCCGGCCGCCAGGCCGTGAATCAGTCCAGCCCATCGCCGTCAGCCGCACCCGGACTAGGTGTTGGCGACGCGAACCATGCCGCGGTAGTCAATGGCTCCGCAGCCAAAGTCCAAATCCATCGTGTACTTGATGCCCTTGCTATCGAAGTCGATCATCGACTCCAAGCGCGGGCCGTTGCGGCCCTCAAGGTAGCCAGCCTCGACCACCGGGGCGATCGAGGGATCGGCAGCCAGATACCAGTACGTCGCCGCGAGGCCGGGGACCTTGACGACCTCAAGAAAGCCCAGCGCGGAGCCCGCAGGGATGAGGTTGCCAGCGGAGGTCTGGACACCGGGGAGCAGCCCGAGAGTCTGGCGCGCGGCCAAGTCGCGGGCGGTCGGCACGAGCAGGTACCGCGGCTCCAACATCAGGCGCTCGTTGCCGTTGGTCTGCGCGTCCAAGATCTGGACCGCCGCGTCAATGTTTGCCAGCGAGCTGGGCGGCGTCGCCGCCGCCACAATGTTGGCGTGGTCGGAGTGGAAGAGCGCCACGCTGTCGCTCAGCGCGGCGTTGGTCTCAAGGACCGAGACAACGAGCGCCTCGGTCTTGCGTCGCACCACCTGCCCCCACGACGCGATCGCCTGCGCGACGCCCTGGAGCTCGTCGTTGATCAGCGTCTGCTCGCTGACGGCGAGGCCGCGCGCGTAGCGAACCGCCGTGGTCGACTCGCTGGAGTCGCCAAAGGTGCCGTACTCAATGGTGCCGCCCTCGGGCAGGACCAACAGCGACGGCGCGACGCCCATCCGCACGCTCGGGTGCGCGCGGAAGTCTCGGTACGTCTTCGGTCGCGCCCACCGCTCCCAGGTCGTCGGCGCGAGTCCGTAGGCGCTGAGCAACGACTTGTTCAGCGCGCTGGCGAGCAGCTGCGGAAAATCGCTGGTCGTGTGCTGGCGGAAGGACAGGCCCATACCGAGCGCGGAGCGCCACACGTCGTCTCGGGACAGGTCGGCCGCGCCCGGGACATTGGAGTCAACGAGGTGCTGCCGGACCATCTCCAGGGCGGGACGGCCCATGTAGCGGCGGCCAACGTCGACCGGGCCGGCGATGCCGATCTTGCGCTCGATCGCCTGCTCAAGGCCAGCGCGCAAGTGATCGTCTTGCGACGTGCCGTAGCTGCTGCCGCGGTGCGAGCCGTCGACCTGCGTCGCCTTGCTGCGCGCGGCCAGGGCCTCAAGCACGGCGGCGCGCGCGGCCTCGACCGTCGAGCCGTCGTCGACGTGCGCCTGGACGTCCACGCCGTGCGTGCGCCCCAGCGTGAGGATCGTGGTGCTGCGCTGGCGCTCGGCGGCCGCAGCAGCAGCGCGCTCGGCGTCGAGGTCGATCACGGGCGAGGTCTGGACGGTCATCTGGGACTCCACTGCGCCAGTGGCGCTCTCTGGACCTGCGGCGCTACGCGCGCCGGCGGATGCGTCAGCGGGGATCAGGACCAGCGACGCCTCATACAGCTGCCACGATCGCGCGATGCGCTGCTCGCGCTTCCCGGTCTTGGGGTCGGCCGGCACGATCTCGGTGCGCGACTGGTCGACGGTGTACCCCACCGACATCTCGCGGATCGTGCCGTCCTCGAATCGCTGGCGCGCCGGCAGCGCGTCGTCCGCGCTGGTCAGTCGGGCGCGCCCGACGATCGCCTCGCCGTCGACGCGCACGGTCCCCTGGAGCACGCGGCCCAGCGCCGAGCGCACGCCCCAAGACGAATGCGAGTCCAGCAGGACCACGCCGCTCGCGTCGGCGCGCGATAGGTCGGCGCCCGCTGGATCTAGGATCTCGTCGTACTCGGCGCCGGTGCGCCAGTCGCGGCGCGACACAGGCGCCGACGTGGCGAGGACACAGTCGAATTCCCGCGTCGCGGCGTCGTAGCTCGACGGCGCCAGCGGCATCGCTCGCGTCACCAGCGGCAGACCGTCGCGCGTAAGCGCTGGCGTCTCTTGCTGCTGGCGTGGCGCTGCGTGGGTCATCGGGCCTCCGGACTACTGCGGCTGGTGTCACGGTGCACAAGCGCAAGGCATGCGTCAACATGGCACACTTATGCGGGCATCTACGCCCCGTCAGGCATCGTCACCGCCTGGCTTGGGCTGGTCGAGACTAGCCCGGCAAGGGTCAGGTCGACAGCCTCGGCTGCGTCGCGCTCGGCGGCGAGCTGCGCCAGGAGCGCGCGCCAATCCTCGCCGCGCTCGGCCGCCGCCTGCGTATGCGTCCGCAGCCCGGACTGGATCTCCAGCACGTCCGCCTTGGTCTCGCCCTCGCGGTCGATAGCGACCCAGCGCGGCGGATGCCACTTCGGCTCGCGGGCGCGGGCCAGCGTCCGCGCATCCATCGGCGGCAGCGCGCCCGACAAGATCGCAGCGTCCACCATCCAACGCCACATCGGCCCACAGACGTGCGGGATGACGGTGTGCCGACACAGGACGCCGACCAGCGAGCGAAAACCCAGCTCGCCGGCCCGCATCGACGCGTAATTGGCCTGGCTCAGGTCGTCCGTCAGGCGCGCATAGGGCACGCCAGACCCGACCGCGATCAGGCGCTCGTAGTGCTGAGTCGCCTCACGAAATCCGCCAAACTGCTGCGGCGACAGGAACTTTACGTCCTCGCCGTCGGGCAGCTTGACGTTCATGCCCGGGTGCAGGGTCTCCAAGTAGTCGCCGTCGTCGTCGACCTCGACATGCTCGGGGTTGCCGAACGCTTCGGGGTCCGGGCCGGCCTTTGTGCGGATCATCGCCAAGCACGCCTGCATCTTCTGTCGCACGATCTCCGCGTGCTCCAGGTCGTCGAGGTCGCGGATGTCCAGCATGATCTGCGCGAGGTGTGGCACACCGCGCGCCTGACCGGGACGGGTCACGCGATAGACGTGCGAGATCTCGGACGCGGGCACCAGCGTCGTCTCTGTCGACGCGCCCAGCGACCACGTCTCGCCAGGGTGCCGACGATACACGCGATACGCCACGCGGCGCCCGGCAGAATCCCATACGATGCCGTACTGCTCCGCAGTGCCCTCGCTCGGCGCGGGCGGCGACCAGAGCGAGTCGGCGATCAGGTCCGGCTCCAAGACCTGGATCTGCATCGGCACAGCCCGCCCGTCGGCGACCCAGCGGCGACGCAGCAGCGCCTCCCCCGACTCCAGCCAGGCGCCGACTGCCAGCAGCTGCAGGCCGTAGACGTCGCAGCGCCCGTCCACGTCCACGTCGAGGCCGAGCGTCGACCAGAGATCGAGGAGCTGCGCGTCCAGCTCGGCGTCCCCGGTCTGCGGCTGCGGCCGGATACCTTCGCCGACCAGGGTCCCAGCCAGCACGGACAGCGCCCGCGTCGCCAGCGCCGAGTTGCGCGCGAGGTCGCGGCTGCGATCCCGCAGCGTGGCGCGGGCCGCGTCGATCTCGGCGTTTGCCCCCGACGAATTCGTCAGCCAGCTAAAGCCGAGGCGCCCGCCGGCAGCAGCCTCGTAGGCGCGCCGACCGCCGCGCGGCAGCGACAGGCGGACAGGCGGTGGCATGGGCGGCGCCAGCGCCTGGACCATGCGCCGCCAGAGCGGCAACGGGGCGGCGCTCACTTGGCCCGACTCATGCGGAGCAGGGTCACGCGCTTGGACTGCTGGCTCGCGCTCATCGCCGACGCGACGCCGAGCGCTGCCCGCATCTCGTCCAGCACCGCCTTCATCTCGGCCCGCGACCGATAGGTGATCGACTTGCCGGCGATCGACACGCTCAGCAGCCCCTGCGCGTATGCCGCTTCAAGGTCGTCAAGCTGGGTCTGCGTCCACGCCATGCCCACATCCTGCCACGCCAGCGCGTCGCTGGCAAGCGCCTGCTACCTGATCCGCGCCCCCGCGTCGAGCCACGATCCAGGCTGTCGCCGCGGCCGCGGTGGCTTGGGGGCTGGTGGCGCGGCGGGTGGCGATGGCGTAGGCGCGGCCACCGGCGGCGCGGGGCGTGGTGGCGGTGGCGATGCGGACGCACCACCCCCGCGCAGCCGCCGACCTGCCAGCGTCAGCGTGCGCGACGTCGAACCCATTGAACACAACGCCGCGTACGCATAATTGCGGCAGTCCAGCGCCTCGACGCGCTGGCCGCTGGCCGCGTGCCACGTCGTGTGGCCGCCGGTCGTGCGCGGCCGCTCGCCAAGGAGCTGCCCGTACCACGCCGCGTCAGGGCCGCCGACCGGCGTATGGACGTACCCAGGCCCCGGCTCGGGCCGCTGCACCTGCCGCCAGAGCGTGGTCTTGGCCGCGTTCACCCCCAGGATGTACACGCTTTTGTTGCCTTTGCCCCGCGACGCCCGGGCCGGCCAGACCGCCCGAGCTGGGTCGGCGCCGCCCTTGGTCGCGTAGATGCGGCGCCCGCGGCGGCGCGAGCACCACGCCTGCACCTGCTGCGCCCAGCCGCTGCCCGAGTCGACGCACGCGGCATCGATCCCGACGTCGCCGCCGGCCTCATGCGCCCACCGACCCAGCAGCAGGTCGTCGAGCGCAGCCCAGGGAGCAGGCGTCGTCGGGTCGCCCAGGATCGCCCGGTGCTCGATCAGCCACGACTCCTCATCGACGCCCCAGCCCCACACGTCGCACTCGATGCGGTCGACCTGCACGTCGACGCCAGCCGTCAGCAGCAGCACCCCCTCGGGGCACGGGGCCGCGTAGACCTCCGCGCGCCCTTGCAGGCTCTCGGGATCGACCGTCGACATCTCGCTCTCGTCGTAGGTCCGGGCCAGCGCCGTATTGACGACGACCCGGCGGCGCTCGCTGTCCTTGGCGCTCTGCTCCCACCGCGCCGCCAGCGCCGGCCACGACGATCCGCGCCAGCCGTAGGGCGCGATCAGCGCCGAGGTGTGATAGCCGTAGCGCCGCCCGTCCTCGCGCTCCGGGTACAGCGGACGCCACCGGCCCAGCGCCAGCAGCTCGCGCTTGTCTCGCTCGTCCGTCGCGGCTCCGCAGCCAGCACAGTGCATCGCAGCCGTCTCCGGCCGGCCCGGCTCCCACCGCAGATTCTCCCACTCCCAGGCGGCGAACAGGCCGCAGTGCGGGCACGGCGTCTCGTAGACCCTCCACCCCGTCTCGCGCATCGCCGCCTCGATGCGCGACCGATCGCGGACGGTCGGCGTCGACGTGCACAAGATCTTGCGCCTCGCAAAATTGACCGTGCGCTGGATCGCGAGTTCCACCGGGTCGCCCTCCGCGCCGGCCGACTCGGGGTAGCGGTCGATCTCGTCCAGCAGCACGACGCGGATCGGCATCGACGCCAGACCAGCAGCCGAACCCGCCGACGCCATGATCAGCGACCCGCCCGAGAACTCCCGCATCGCCATCGCCGACCCGCCATCGCGGGACCGCGCGTCCGCAAACAGCCCCCGCAGCGCCGCGCTGCTACGGATCATCGGCGCCACGCGCTGCCGCGAGTACCGCCGCACATCCTCGTCCCGCGGCTGCACCATCAGGATCGGCCCCGGGCAGTCGGTCGCCACATAGCCGATCACGTTCAGGATCGCCTCGGTCTTGCCCAGCTGCGACGCCATCATCACATCCACCCGCTCGCACGGGTCCGACGCCGACATCCGGTCCATGATCTCGCGCAGGTACGGCGTGTGGTCAGTGCGCCACGCGCCAGGCGCAGCCGAGGATTCCGAGGTCAGCACGCGCTCGGCGTCCGCCCACTGCGACACTGTCCGCAGCGGCGGCGGGCGGAGCGTCGACCAATAGGCGCTACTCGACATCGACGCCAGCAGGCGTCAGCGACGCTCCCTCCAGCAGCCGCTCAGTCGCGCGGTCGAGCGTGTCCGCGCACTCAGACAGCGCCCGCCGAATCTCTGCCGCCAGCCACACCTGGTCGGCAGCGTCAAGCCGCGTGGCCGCGCTGGACTCGATCGCCAGCATCCGCTCGCGGAAGGCGACGCCGACCTCGCCGCAGTAGGCCCGCACCGACGACGCCGACCGCAGCTCGCGGCGCGCCTCGGCCAGCCGGATCTCGGCCAGCGACGCATTCGCCACCTCGCGCCGAGCGCGCGCCGTGTAGTAGTCGCCCGCCGTCGTGTCGGCTGGCGGAGGCGGGTCAGCCGGCGGAGGCGGGTCAGCTGGCGGAGGCGGGTCAGCTGGCGCCATCGCCACGACGGCGGGCAGGGCGGGCAGGGTGGGCAGGGCGGGCAGGGCGGGCACAGGGGCGCCAACCCACACCCAATCCGGGCGGCCGCAGCGCGCCAGCGTGGCCGGGACGTCGACCTCGAAGCCGCGCCCCACCTGCGCGCCCACAATCGCGCCCTCAGCGCGCAATTGCGAGACGCGGCCAGTCGTCAGCCCGACCGCGCGCGCGAAGTGCCCGAGCGGCATTCGCGCACGCGAAAGCTCATGCCGCTCGGCGCTTAGGGTCACCGCTTACCTCTCGCTACACGAAAAGTGCGGAGCGGCGTAGCC